TCATAATACTGGATGTCGGGATCATTGTTCTCAGGAGTGATGCTGGCCTCAATGGCACCGGCGACCTTCTGGAGTTCGCCGTAGGTGGTGCCGGTATCATCGTCCTTCGTGAGAGGCGCAATGACCATGTTCTTAAAACCAACCGTAGAGGCTACGGCGGGAGCAGCAGTAGCAGCCATATTTTCTTACCTCCATTACAAAAGCCCTCGGGCATCGAGGGCGGTTCGAAGTTGTTCTTTAACCTTGTCGTAGGCTTCGTCCACCTTGGCGTCGAAGGCCGGACGGACGAAGGGATGCGGCGGAGCCGGGTGCGGGCCGCCGTGGCCGAATTCCACTGGGTTCGCGTATTCCGCGCCGCCGTCTTTGCGATGGACGCCCACGGTTACGCGATAGCCGCCCTTGCGCTTGCGAACAGCCCTGCCGATTTTGATGGATCGGAGCAGGATGCCCGACCTGCGCTTGGGGTCGGTGGATGCGTTGTGCAGCATTTGATTGAGGACGGGCTGGGCCGCATTCTGGAGAATCCAGTTGCAAGCCCTGCTGCCGTTGCCTCCAGATGTCCGGAGCATGTCGGCCATTTGGGTCAGATCCTCGCGCAGTTCAACGCTGCCCTTAAATTCCAGACTCATCTTCGGCCTCCATTTCCAGCACCCACGTCCACGCAACAAGCGTCTGGCGGGTGTCATCGTTGTAGGAGTCGGTTTCGTCCTCCATGGCGAAGCCTGCCTGCCGCATGGCAGCGCGTACCCGCCGAATAGTTACGGTCGGGTCAGTGAGCGTCCATAGATTGAGGTAGACGTAAACGCGATACTTCCGGACGGTATCATCCCAGTGCTCGCCCTCTGTAGTCATGGTCGTATAGACCAGATACTCGGTGGGTGGCGTCTGATGCTCCGGCGTCGCTTTCCACGCGCCTGCGAAGGTGGGAATACCTGTGGGCCGGAGAGCGTCCTGTACCTGTTTCATGGTCAGTTCACTCCCTTCACGGATTCCGTGGTCAGCTTCATATACCGGCGTTTGAAGTCATACTCGCCAACCTTGGTGATCATCTGCTTCTCGCCGTTCCACATGACCCACATGCCAGCGCAAACATCGCTGCGCCAGCGGATGATGAAGCACAGGCCGCGCTCGGTATTTTCGGCGTCTGCGGAAAAGAAGTATCGGGAGGAAGCATCCTCGCAGCCAGCCCATACCCGGCAGATGACCTGATCCGCAGCCTCGGGATAGCCGTTCTCGTTGACGGTATTCGTTGTGCGGCCAATCTCCACCATGTGGCGAAGCTGGCCCGGATGCGGGATGTGCAAGGGAATCACCTCTCAAAACATATCTTCAATCTTGCGATGCGGATACAGCAGCGCGTGGAAGGCCATCTGCATCGTTACGAAAGCGGCTTTATCGGAATTGTCGCGGTTTTCGTAGAAATGCGAGGCCATGAGCAGAACAGCAAGCCGGACAGGTTCCGGCGCTTCCGCGTCATAGTCCGTCCGGCAGTAATCATTGGCAGCAGCCTGCGCCTGCAAGAGAAGCGATTCCATGAGGGTATCTTCTTCGGTATGCTGTACACGCAGGTGCGCCTTGAGTTCATCCACAGAAACGATCATTCGACCACCGCCTCAGGAACCAACAGGCCAGCCGCCCGGAGCGCCCCAAGGAGGGCATTGAAATCCTCTCTCAGCTGAGCGACGGACTTGGCGTCGCTGTTGGGCAGCGCGGAAACCTTCGGCATCATAACGGCAGCGGGCAGCCCGACCACCTCTGCGCCGGGAAGGAAGGTAACCTTTCCTCCAATCACGGTTTCCTTTCCGCCGTGGGCGGTGTAGTTTCTTGGTTGGTACTTGTTCACATGGATACCTCCCCAAAGAAAGAAGGCGGCTCATTAGGTGGCCGCCTTCATCTGCAGACACTTCACGGCCTCGGGCAGGATCAGCTTACCGTCCACACGCTCGGAGGACAGGAAGCCAACCTGACCGGTAGGCGCGTACAGTTCGTTGAGACGCTTGAAAGTGCGGCCCTGACGATCCGCCACCCAGTAATAGCCAAGGTCGCCGAACAGGATGCCCTTGGCACCGGCTTCCAGCGCAGGCATATAGCTGGAGGTATAGATGGGACGGCCCAGCAGCTTGTCCGGCTCGCCAACCTGTACGGAGGGCTGCCAGATGTAGTCGCCGTTCTGCGTCTTGAGCTTGCGCAGGGCCTTGACGCTGGAATCATTCATGAGGAACACAGCGTTGCGGCGATACGGAGCGCGGAGAGAATAGAACAGATCCATGACTTCGTCCATGGTGATCGCATTGGCCGCAGCAGCGGTAACGCCAACCTCCGCGCCGCCCGCAGCGAGGATACCGGTGGGCTTGCCCTTGCCGTCGCCAGTGAAGAAGGCTTCTTCCTCGGCAGCACCGATGCGGCGTGCGAATTCCTTGGCGATATAGGCAGGCACGTCGAATACGGAGTCGTTGAGCAGTTCCTCGGACACCTTAATCATGGTCGCCAGCTTGTACGCGCCAATGGAGACCATGCCGAAGGCGTCGTCAGACTCGGGGTAAGCGGCTTCCTCGTCGATCCACGCAGCGGAGCCCTTGGAAGCGACCACAGGAATCTTGCGCTCGCCGGAACCGGTGGAAATCACATGAGCCAGCTTGCGGAAGATGTTCTGTTCCTCCAGAGCCTGAATCAGGGTGTGCTGGTATTCATCCGGGGCCAGATAGCCGCCTTCGGAATCAGTACCGACCTGCAGAGCGTTGTAGACCTCATGAGGAACGGACTTGGAGCGGACATTGCGCCAGAAGGCGGTCCTGTACTCGTCGGAGGCAGTGCCGGTCTTGGCCTTGTCGGCAGGAGAACCGGGCTTTTCGGTGATGGGCTTAGAAGTGGCCTTGCCCAGTTCATTGTCGATGGCGGCCTGACGTTCCAGACGTTCGATCTCCTTGCCGAGATTGATGACGTCGGCCTCCATGCGTTCATAGGTTGCGTTGTCCTCGGCAGAAACGAAGCCGTTGCTGTCGCGGCGGGAGTCGAGGAAAGCCTTGGCGGCATCCCACGCCTTGGCGCGCTTATTGCGCAGTTCGATAATCGCAGTCATACGGAATCCTCCTTTAATACTTCAAAAGCGCCAGCCTCTTTTCGAGGTCTGACGCTTTCACTTTGGGTTCGGGTTTGGGCATTTGAGCCTTGAGCTTATCCATCAGGCAGTTGGTTACCGCCCTGCGGGAGAATACGAAGCTGTCCTCCGGGGAATCCGGCTGTTCAGCTTCGGGCTGGTACATGATCTCGTCGCAGAAACCGAGCTCCAAAGCCTTTTTGGCGTTCATCCATGTTTCCGCATCCATGAGGTGCGCAAGCTTCGTGCGGCTCATGCTGGTTTTGATCTCGTAAGCATTGATGATGCTTTCCTTGACTTCATCCAGCAGCTGAATGGCCTTGCGCATTTCCTCGCTGTCGCCCATGGCGACGGTGAGCGGATTGTGGATCATCATGAGCGAAACCGGGGACATCTTGACCGTGGTGCCAGCCATGGCGATGACGGAGGCGGCGGAGGCCGCAATGCCGTCGATGACCACGGTAACGTCTGCCGGGTAGTCCATGAGCATGTTGTAAATCTGCGCGGCAGCCACGCAGTCGCCGCCCGGCGAATTGATCCAGACAGTGATGGGGCCGTCGCCAGCGTGCAGTTCATTCTTGAAAGCGGCAGGCGTTACATCGTCGCCGAACCAAGATTCTTCTGCAATCGCGCCGTCCAGACGCAGGATGCGCTCCTGAGTGGTTTCGTCGCGCACCCAGTTCCAGAATTTCTTCACTTGGGAGCCTCCCTTCGGTTGGTCGTATCGGGTTGAGGTTTACCGGCGAACAGACCGGCATCTTCCAGCTTGGTCATGTTGCCGTTGATCAGGTACAGATCGCCGCCCTGTTCAGCAGGGATGCGGTCGAGAGATTCCAGCTCGCGGATGTCATTGGCAGACATCCAGCCGTTTTGGCGAGCCACGGCGTATCCGTTCATGCGGGACTGATAATCGCCGCGCAGCAGACCCTCCACATTGAATCGGGCGAAGTAGCGAGTTCGTTCGGACATCAGCAGGAGCGAGCGTTGAATGGCCTGTTCCCAGCGGCTGATCCACGGAGCCAGCGTATACTTCACGAATTCCAGCGACTGCTGCTCAATATTGGAGAAGGACGATTTTTCAAGGTCGCCAATCATGTGCGGTGGGACGCGGAAGATTCGGGCAATCTCGTCAATCTGGAACTTGCGCGTTTCCAGAAACTGCGCCTGCTCCGGACTGATAGAAATGGGCTTGTAGGTCATGCCTTCTTCGAGGACAGCGATGCGGTGCGCATTGCGGCTTCCCTGATAGATGGCGTTCCAGCTTTCGCGCACGCGCTTGGGATCTTTCAGCACATTCGGATGCTCCAAGACGCCGCCCGGCTGTGCACCGTTCTGGAAGAATGCTGCACCGAATTCATCACAGGCGAGGCCCATGCCGATGGCCTGCTTTGCCATGGCAATCGGGCTGTAACCGACAAGACCGTCAAATCCGAGGCCGGGGATATGAAAAACGTC